ATAATCGACGGGCGCCCATTCGTCTTCGTAACAGCAGTCAACTGTTGTCTGCAAACTTCGTGTATTTTGTTCTGGAAAGCACAGATTTTCTGCAGAAGCCTCAATGACCTGTCGAATCATTTGCTGCGATGGTTCGAGACCCTCCTCTGTGGAAAGGACACATTGGCCATCCGGTGTCCAATCGGTGTATCCACAGCACGGAACAACACTCTCCGTGAACGGTTCTTCCTCTTCGCCACACCCCTCGAAGGTGCCTATTTCTCGTTTGATGGACTGCAGTTCGAGCGTTTGAAACGTGATGCCACCAAACTCGTTTACAACGCCGACCTCCCGTTCCTCGCACTGTCCCTCCGGTGTCCACTCCGTGTATCCACAGCACGGCACGTACCGCTCTTCCGTGCCTTCTTCACACCCGGCAGTGGTTTGTACCTGCTTCTGGCGGTTGACGGTGACAAACACCTCGTTGCCTTCTTCATCTACACTACCGTCTGAGATTTGGAGTTCTACACATCCCTCCACCGGCGCCCAATCACCGGCTTCGTAGCAACACGGATCGGTGTAGCTCTTCTTGTTTTGTTCCTCATTCGTAGTTTCCTTGCACGGGGAGTTCGAGTACGACCTCGTGTACGTGAGTGTACCATCAGAAGCACACACACCGTCGGTGCTGTACGTGGTGTAAGTGCAGCAAGGGGGTTGCGCAGGGCACTCCACCTCTTCATCGGGCACGTTCTCTGTGCAACGCTTTCCAGTTCCAACGGGTTGTGCTAAAATTTGCCAAGTTCTCTTGAAAGACACACCGGAGAAACCACAGTTCTCCGCATCGTCTGGACACGAGGGTAAACCATCGGCGTAGCTGTCCCACCCCTCAATACACGGTGCACACTGTTCGAACTTTTCCACTTCACTTGCAGGGCATTCACCGATGTAATCTTTGGTGAACTTTTGTTGTCCGGGTGCTACATCACCACACTCCCCAACGGTTTCCCATTGTCCGGAAATATTACAACACGGCGCAAATCTCTCCGTGTCGAAACCAGCACATGCCCCTGGTTTATTTTCCTTGAGTTCCCTTGTGAACTTTTTCAAGCCATTCTCACACGGGACGTCCCCGGGGTCTTCCCAATCCCTCACGAGTTCGCAACATGGAGAGACGGGGCCACATTCCTCGGTCTCTGTGTATCCATCGATGTACGGACAGTCTGGTGCACTGTTCGTTATGACGTACTTTCGACTACGTGTGGGTACTTCGTCGCACTCACCCACGCACGGACTCCATGGGGTGAACTCGCCCTGACACTCGAGTTTTCGGGTGCCGAAGAAGCTTCCAGCGGCGGCGGCCACGGCCGATGCGGTGCCTAAAACCATGAATATAATGACGGTCAGGTCATCGTCACTAGACATCTTACAATTCTCGAAGAAAAAAAACACTGAGGCTACTATAGATGATCCCTGTTGTGAACTACGGACGCATGGAGCGACTGACACCCGAACCCACGGGGCCACCGCTAAATTTGAACACGTTCATCATTGTTATTATAATCCTATGTGTACTCTTACTGTACAAGCGATACGTCGACGTCAGTCGTAATCGTCAACGATGGCATACTTGATGCACTCCTCCGGTTCGAGATAGATGTCCCTCTTGAGGAGTTTTTTCATCTTCTTCTCTGGAATCTTCGTGTGTTCAAAGTACGTGCGACGAATCATGTCCATCAGCTTCGAGGCCGTGCGCATCTCATCCTTCATCTCCTCGAACTTCCCCCAGAACGACCCCGTGCTGAGCTGGTGAATGAGGATGTGCGCGTTCCTGCCGATGCGCCGCTCCTTACCACCGAGAAGCATGAACGTGGCGGCGGAACAGCACGCCCCGTGGGCCACCGTGATGACGTGCACGCGACTCCTCTGTAAGATGTTCATCGCCGTGAACCCGGCGAAGAGGTCTCCCCCGTCGCTCATGATGTTCACACGCACGCTGGGGGTGAACCCGATGATGTCCGCGCTCATCTTCAGCAGTCCACTCTCCAACTTTCGAAACTTTTCCGTAAAGTCCAATATGCTCTCGCTGGTGATGTCGCCGTAGTAAAACATCTCGTTCCCGACGACCTTCGTGCACTCCACGACGACTTCTTCTTCCTCTTCGTTAGCCATTGAGTCGTTTCTTAATTGAATTGACGTCCCTTGGTTTTAATTTAGTCGTGATGCACAGATGATTCATCGTATCGAAATCTTGAGGGGTTATGTCGTAGGCGCGTAATTTATCGATGTACCCCAACCCTGCGTAGCGTTGTAAAAGACAGAGCGCCTCTATGCTGATGCTATTGTTTCTAATTTGTATGCTGTGCAGTTTCCTTCGACGCATCTTGTAGTTGCCGTGTTTCGTCCACGACGCCCCAGGGCGAAGGGTGTCTTCTCTGAGAGGTGCGCGCATGTAGTACCTGGGCAAGGACATGGCGGCGTTCGCGAAGAATGGCATGACGTGCCAATCACCCTGCGTGCTGTACATGCTCGTGTCCATGAGGTCGGCGTCGGAAAAAGAGGTGGCCACCTTGCCGAAGTCCACGTCGGCGCTGTCGAGGTAGTTTTCTTGAAAGATGGACCACATGTGCCCGTGTTCGGAGAGCGTCTCGGTCCTGAACTTGTAATCCTTCTCGCACAAGATGCGATGGATGACCTCTTTCGGGGACTCGAAGACGTCTTTTTCATCGCACCCGTCGAGATAGTGAAAGTAATCGCGTATGTTCCCCCTTGACCTTACCGCCGCGGCGCGGTCGTACCTCTTCAGGTCCAACTTGGCCATGTCCTGTGGGTCGTGCCTCGGGACGGTGATGAGTTCAAAATTTGGATACATGCACAGGTGGGTGGAGACGACCACGAGAGACCCGTTCGTGAGTCGTTGGCCATCGCTCACGCGTTCGATGGTTCCCTTCAGTATGAGGGAGTCCGGTTCGTAATCCTCGATGTACAGGTGTTTATCGCTGTTTTTGATGAGGTCCGAGAACACGCTCTTCGACCTGAGGAGGTCCACGTTCAGTTCCACGCCGTTTGATTCATCCAGGCCTCTTTCTCGTATGAACGTCTTCCCCGTGCCACAGGGACCGTAGATGAACACGTTTTTGTTTTCCTCGAGACACCGTTTGAACCGCGCGATGCGTTGGACGTGTAGATTCGTCGCATCATCAGGGGGTTTCTTTTTTTGTGGGATGATTTTAATATACCTATCCATAATGCCCGGTGATAATAAAGACCTCACCGACCAGGCAATGGAGGTACTAGAAGAAAAGGTATTGACCCCTTTAAAAAAGAAAATGTTCCCTTACCTGTGCGGTGCGGTGGTTTTTAATCTCCTTCTTCTGGTGATTCTGGTGGTGATTCTACTGCGACTTCCATCAGTTCCGCGCGACGTTTGAGTTCTTCCTCGAGTTTTTGATTCTTCTTCGACACCTGTGTTTTCCCGCGCAACTCCTCCAACTCCCTCTTCGTCTCATCCTGCTGTCTCTGTGCGATGACGTCGCCCACGACCTTCTTGAAGTACGTCTTCGCTGGCAGTGGGTTTTCATCCACAGACGTGCGCAACTTCGAGAGGTCTTCCACGAGTTCTTTTTTACTTTTATCAGTGGGAATGAGTCCCTTGATTTTAGAGACCACGGAGTTTTCCGCGATGCCGTTGAACATTTGAATGGGTTTGATGTTAATGATTTCCGGTTTGGTGATGTCATCGTCTGATGGGAAGTCGCGTTCAAACAGGTCCAAGACGTTCTGTGGCACCGATGGGCTCTGTTCGATGAGGGCGTCGTACTCCCCTTTGAGAAGTTCGACCATGTCCGCGCCGTCGCGACTGCGGTCCACGAGGGGGAGGGCCAGTTCTAAACGCACCACGCGAGAGAACTTGCCGAACTGCATCGCGGCCACTCTGTGGGCCTCCATCAACTCGCTCACCTTTAAGAACTGTGCGATGGTGGCGATGAGACCGGCGATGAGGTTGAGTCCACCGATGCTCGGGGCGACATAGGGTTTTAACCCATCAGGGAACTGTTCTTGGGCGAAGTTGGCCGTCCCCGTGATCGTCGACAACACGATGACAGGGAGGGTGTAGTGCATGTTTGATTTTCGATACTTAAGGAAGGCCTGGTAGTGCATGTACCTGTAGCACGCCGCGCTCTCCCCCCATGCCTTGAGGATGGACTCCTGTTGTGGGTGCCAAATTTTTGGGATTTTTTTATCTTTTTCCATTTTAGAATAGATGAATATAATTTTCACACTTCACGCGGTGTTTCTCGTGTGTCTCATCATCATCCCCTTCCTTAACAACGAACGATGGCTCCAGACGTACTCCCTCATCATCCCGTTCATCTTCTACCACTGGAGCGTGAACGACGACACGTGCGCCATGACCCAGTTGGAGACGTACATGACCGGTAAGAACAAAGACGAAACCTTTTTCCACCGTCTCGTCTCTCCCGTGTACAAGATGGACGACACCGCCGCGAACAACCTCCTGAAGAGCACGCTGTTCTTCCTATGGATGTTTACGCAGTATCGTCTCGAACGGTTTAAAATAGTTGAAGATGACTTAAAGAAGATTCTTGCGAAGTACCGTATCAAGAAATATTAAACACTCTCCGAAGATGCACACGGCTTTGAGCACTCGCTCTTTATCCATAAGATGGACACTGAAAATAAAGATGCCGAGATGTTGGCTATGACCATGGGTACGACCCTGAAGTACACGGAATACACCAATCCTAACGCACTCGCCACGAGGTTCGTCAAGAGGAACCCGTAGCTCAAACCACTGGCATCTCTTTCACGCCACGTGTGTACCACTTGTGGGACGAACATGGCTGATATGAGTGTAGAACTCAAGAGACCGCAGGTCTCCACGATGAACATATGTTATTAAAGGGAGTCTCTCTTTTTAATAACAGATGTACAAGGTGCTCGCCATCGATGTCGGCTATCATAATTTGGCTTTGGTCATGGCAGACTGCGCGAACGCACAAGTCGAAATCACGGCGATGAAAAAGGTGAGTCTTGAGGACTACAAATACATTCACACCAATGACATCGTGGATTTAGTGCCATTGATGGTCAACGAACACCGGAGCTGGTTCGACAGCGCTGAACACATTCTCATCGAGAGACAGCCTCCCGGGGGGTTTCAAAACATAGAGGTTCTCCTGCACTACATGTTTCGCGACAAGGTGACCTTGGTGAATCCCGTGTCCATGCACTCACACTTCGGCATCGGACACCTCAACTACGAGCAGCGGAAAGAGCGCACCACGAGCATCGCGGAAAAGTACCTACCGGAGGGTGAAGTCATACCCTACGAGAGGAAACACGACATCGGTGATGCGGTGTGCATGATTGTGTACTTTAACTTTCGAAAGTCCGTGCACATCTTCGATAGATACAGATTCACTCGAACCTCCACGACTGATTCATAGGGTCTCTAAACCGACGCATCTCATCGAGGGCGTTGAACATGACCGCCGGGCTCGATGCCTTGTTGGTCGCCGCGTTGATGTCCACGTATTTGTTCACTTCATCGCGCTGCGCCTTCGTGAGCTGCGCGTAGCGAGCCCTGACGCGTTCGGACACGAGCGCCTTCGCCTTCACCAGCGCTTGCGCGTAGTTCTTC